CGTTGAAGTAAATAAGTGCGTAATTAGCGAACTGCTCCATGAATGAGCTGTGTACTACAGTTGGAATCCATTCAAGCATTGCAATAATTGAATCGTCTCCTTGAACTTTTGTTTTAAGTTTCGAGATGTCGATTCCCATTCTTGATAGAATAGTGTAAAGCATGATGCGGTTGTAGAATGAATCTAGCAACTGGGTCTGTAGAAAGCCGGAGGCGATGCCAGCGAACTGCCTTTGATAGACTTCACCGTTAGGTAAAACATCAGGGGTAGTCTTGATAGCGTCGGTCATCCAGTTCCATAGACGTTCGAGTCTTTGTGGGTCGGTTTCGGACTCAGGGTAATAGGTTGTGGGCATGTAACCATGTTCGAAGTCGATATAGGATTTGATTCCGTTGTGGATGTCGTCGATAATCGAGTATTGAGCTCGTTTGTCAAATTGACTCCAGTCGAAAGCGAGAAAAGTTTTCGCTCTTGGAATTTCCTTTTCGAAATAGTTTCGTAGCTTGTACCATCCGCCTTTTAGCGTTTCAAATCCCCATAGCATAGGGCTGTCACGATTAACAAGGTCGTTTAGTAGAGGCCATAAAAACATTGCTTCGGTTTGCAATAGCAATTTAGGTACACCGTAAACCATTCTGATTTTGTCCGGGTCTTCGGAGCTGACCAGGTGAGAACGGGCGTGTGCTGTGTTCCAGTAGCGCATGTCTCGGCCGTAAATGTCGTCAGTTAGTCCATCTTTGATGCGGTGAACGCATTCTCGGTTGAAAACGAAAACTTCGTTGTACAAGTTGTGGAGGGTCATTCGAGGCGAGTCGATTTTACCTTCGTCGTACAATTGTTGTAGTTTAGTTCTCAAGGACTTGGAAGCATTAAATGGTGCTTCGACGTTTGAGTTGAGGGGCCAGGGATACATTCGCAAATCGGGATAAGCGACAGGTCTGTACTTGGTTTGTGGTCTAAAAGCTTCAATAGTATCATCGAGAGCACGATAATAGTGGATATCTTTTTTAACCGTAAAAGGTTGAAGATCTCCGCGTTTGTAATCGGCAATGAGGGCTTCGTCAGAAAAATCTGATCGGCGAAAGCCTAAGATGATCTTTTCAGCAGCTTGTGAAGTTAAGTTTCGACGGATTGCATGTTCAACAGCGGTTTGAATACCGGGGGTTCCGAATCCAAGTTTTCCGTGTTTAGAGTATCCTAAAAACTTAAGGTTAGACATCGATAGTGTGTTGTGGTTCTTAATAAGGGTGCAATTTCTTTAGATTGAGAAGACTTATGTAGGCTAA